CGTTGAACGGCATACCGGCGGCGGCGGCCTTCTTGCGCAGCTGCTCGGTGTAGTCGGTGCTTTTTTGCAACCCCCCTAGCAGCCCCGACAGTTGAACGCGAGCAACCTGGAGGTTTCCGGCGGTCGTTAGCCCGATGGCCGTCAGTCCGCCAGCGGCAGCGGATAAGCCCAGTAACTCACCCCGCACCTTTTCGATGTCGTTGGCCATCGCGACCAGGCCGGGCTTGGTCTTCTTTGCGCTCTGGTCGATCTTGTCAAAAGCGTTAGTGATATCCTTGACGCTGGCCTTGGTGACGGTGCCGGCGCGTGCTACATCGCTGGTGTCGATACGAATCGCACCAGTAGCCACTCCCAATGTTGCGCCGGTTGTCGGGTTCCACACGCCTGGCATTAGCTCACCTTATCGCCGCTTGACGGCAAATCCTTGTAGGCTGGGGAGATCAAACGACTTAACCTTTTTACTATCTCCCAGGATATCGTCGATGTCATGGATGGGCTTGCCATCGTCGCCTAGTTCGTTGCACTTCGAGTAGATATATCTACCCACGAACATTACCGCTTGGTCGAACTGGTAGGCTGCCCACTCATCATCGATGCCGACTACCTCACTTGGCCTTGTCCTCGTCGTTTTGCACAGGAGGCTCAGATCCCACATTGCCCGCTTGTTTCTTACGAAAGGATTCGAGCGCCCGCGTTG